ATTCATATTCATAGATGTTTTCATCTTCCCTATTTTCTTCTATGAGGTCTTTCTTTTTTAACTTGTAATCCTCGTTTTTCTCCACAAGGTCCATAATATCTTCCATGTGGTCTTTTACATTATCCAGGATAAAGCGTTGACTTTTTACAATATATCTTGGCTTTTTTTCTTCCGGCATCTGTACGGGCTGCGGTTGTGCTGCTGCCGTGTTCTTTTTTGAAAATAGGTTGCTAAATAATCCCATGTTGTGTTCCTCGCTTTCTTCCGGGCTACCTTCCTTTAATTTGGCGTATCAATTTCCACTTTTGCCACCAATTTAAAGTAGGGTTTCTTTTTATAAGTTCTATATCCTCTTTCCCTGGCGGTGGTAATAATCGCATGGCGGCGGTTAATGCTTCTGTGGCTTCCTTTGCCGTTATTCCGTATTCATTAGACATTGCTTGTATTCTCCATTCTCTGTTTAATAGCCTGGTTAATATATTCGTTCACGCTTTCCCCGGCGGCTGCTGCCCTTTCTTTAATAACGGCTTTATCTCCCTTTGGTACGGTCAAGTTGATGCGGTCATACTTCTCATTTATAAACTGATTTTGGTATTTCACTTGGTCGAACTCTTTTTTTGTTTTTGGCATCCGTTGCCCTCT